CTCTTAACATTGTCAAGAACTCCTTCGAGGATATACTTCAAGGTGAGAAAGATAAAGAATGCCATGACGAGAGAACCAAATATTGGCGCTCCCACATCAGCTAAAAATTCTATCCAGTTCATAATATCTACAAACTATTTATGATAATTGCTTCGTTGGAAACAAAAAAAAGGGACCTAAAAGGTCCCTTTTCAGATAGTCTAAAAGACTTTATCTTAATTGCGAGTGTATCTCGTTTATCACTTGAGCTTTAGTTCCTGATTTTTTAACTTTCAGGTTTTGTTTCTCTGCAAAATCGAATAACTGAACTTTTGTTAAAGTTTTTAATTCGGCTTTACTAGTGATACCGTTGTTGTTCACATCTGCAACAACTTCTGGTGCCGGTGCCGGCGAAGGAGTTGTTGATGTTGTTGAACTGCCACTATCGTTTCTTACGAAAGCGAAGTAGACTACAACTACTAACACTGCTATTGCAATAACATATTCCATAATATACTCCCATTAATTATTATGAACTACTAGTATACTACTAATTCATGCCTGAGTAAAGGGGGTTTTTGGAATTATTTGTCCTTTGCTTTACCAACATTCAATGCAAACCAGTCAAGAACTTTATAAGCTTTCTTAACTAGACCATCGTCTACTGGTGTTGGTGTTAAGGCTGCTACTAATGATGCACCCATAACTAACCATGGAATCACTTGAATGATTCTGATAATATATTCGATAAATTCTAACATATATTCTCCTGTTAAATTTTGGTTTAACAGAGGTATTTATGAAATATTGTTGCCGATTGAGTATTTTTGTGTCAATTTCCACTCATTTTTTTCTTTGTAAGGTATAACCTTTATCTGAGAGAGTGGTGCTCTAGGGTCTAATATCTGTTGAGGATTCAACACTTTGACTAGATTCCATTGTCTTAATAAGTCTACAATGGTGTTTCTTCTACCCATATCTGACTCATCAAAGTTGGTTTGTTTACCATCGAGTTTGAATAACTCTTTGAAATGAACGATGTAGTATTTGCCTTTTTTGTGGAGAATATGGCATGATTGAAACAACTCTTTTTCCTTTCTAGATGCCACACCTATACGAGATAAGGTTTCTCTTATCTTTAAGAAATCATCTTTTTCTGGAAATGTTATTTCTACTAGGTCTTGTATTAAGTCTGTTTCATCCATTATTCTTTCCACCAAGTTTCATACTTTCTTTCAACTCACGATACTGTTTTTCATTCAAAAGTTCTAGATATTCTTTGGCGACTTTACTAGATACACCAAAGTAGTTCTTCACTGTATCGAGTTTCTTACTTTCGTAAGGTTTATGCCATTTCGAAAATCTTTGTCTTTTTCTTAAAGTATTTATGAAAAACAAGTATTGAAGACGGTTGTCCGTGCTGTGTCGAACATTCATCTCGTTTACTAGAAAGACAGAATCTTGATGGTAAGACAATGCCTTATTGACTAAGAATGGTTGATATGCTTTCTCTTCGACCTCATCAACCATGAGGTCTTTTTTGTCGTAAGAGACCGACTTTACGAAATCGAATGGATTTCTTTTAGACATTAGTGATTATGTTTTCTGTATTCATCTACAAGTTCTTGACCTGTAAGAGCTTTTCCAAACATATAAACTTCATCAGTAGATAAGATATCTCTTCTAATAACACCATTGTTATACTGAGTATCCATTACAGACTTACCTCCCTCAGTGTCCTGTGGTCTATCATCATACCACATTGAACTCATAGAATGAGCATGTATCGACTTGATACCCTTTGCCCACTCTTCTGCTTCGATAAGAAGTCTTTGGTTTTCTACTACATCATCATATTGTGTCATCATTTTGTCTCCTTGAATTCACATTCTCTCATTATCTCAGTAAGACAAGCAACAAAGTTTATCTCTGAGTCCATACTAAAAGCAGACTTGTATTGATAGTCTGCAATAATCAATACACATGCTGGTATAGAACTCTTCACTAATCTAGTTTCAAGAGTATCGAATACCTTTCTATATAGAGTATTGAAATCATTGTCAGAATTTTGACCGACCCATTTTCTCATAGCAGACCAGTTCTTGTCTGCCATCATGTCAATCAAAGGTGTAAGTTTTTCTTCTGATAATGTCGCTAGTAGACCACTATCGATTACACCTGATGCACCATATCTTTGAACTTCGTTGATACATCTTCTGAAATCTGGAAAGAACTTCATGATGAGTTCTACTAATACTTTCTCATTGAAAGTTATGTTTTCATTTACACATATTGATTTTAATCTATCTAGTCCTTCAACTGCGAGTTTTTGTTTCTCACTGTTAGGCATAGTGAAATCTATAACAGTGCATCTACTATGAAGTGGTGCAATGATACGATTCTTGTAATTACATGTAAAGATAAATCTACAGTTTGATGAGAACTCTTCTATGAAGTTTCTCAATGCAGGTTGCACTGACTCAGCAGATATGTAATCTGCCTCATCTAGAATTACAACTTTAGGACCACCAGATAGTGATACTGTAGATGCAAAGTTTTTGATTTTTGTTCTCAAAGTATCGATAAGACGACCCTCATCAGAACCATTGATTATGATATAGTCTGCACCAAGTTCATTACACATCGCCTTAGCGATAGTAGTTTTACCTGTGCCTGCTGTGCCACATAGTAATAGATTAGGTATCTCTTTGTTCTGAACGAACTCTTTGAACGATTTCTTGACCCCTTTGGGTAGTATAGTCTCATCAATTGTTTGTGGTCTATACTTTTCTACAAATAAAAATTCTTGTCTCATATTAAAAGGAACAAACCCCTCCGAATGTTCGTGCATCTGACCAATGATGAGTTTCAGATACTCCCATGAAAGTAGCGGAGACTGGCACTATTTCACACATAATTATATATATTAAGCGTTGTAAGAACTATCAGGTTCTAGTGCAATAAAGTATTCTAAGTCTATATCTTTATTCTTGAAATTAGATATACCTTTAGAAGATACTGCAACTGTATAGTTGCCGTCTAATACTTTCAAATTCTCTATCTTAAAGTTCATTGTAAATGATGAACCATTGCCCTCACCGACAGTTCTAGAGAATGTATTCGAAGTTGCGTTCTTTTTATCTGTGACTTGGAACTCAATCTTTGTGCCATCAGAAGTAAGAACTAAATCATTTACGCCAAGAACACTAGCAGCTTTCTGCAACTCGTTCAATAGTGTAGATGATAAGTCAATTGTTATCTCTGCATCTGGCATTGTTATCATCTTCTCTGGTGACATCACCATGCCCTCTGATGCATAGAAATATGTTAATGAAGTATCTGAATCTGCAATACTCAATGATGCCTCATTGAAGTTGTAGTCTGGATTCTCCATAAGACTTGTTGCACCTAGAAATTCAACTAGGTTGTATATACTAAACTCTTGACTGAATGTTTCTGGAACATTTGCAACAGCAAGTATGTTTTTCATATTAGATATTGTTTTCAATTGATTACCTGAATCAACTTTAATACCTGAATTGATTGTAGCGAAGTTCTTCAAAATCGCCTTAGTTTCATTTGAGATTTTCATTTAGTCTCCTTAAATAAATCGTGATTATGTAAAGCAAAGAATCCATAATGGATAATCTTCAACAGGTCGGCCCGATTATAACCGTCCTTCTTTCCGTATCTTTGGGCATATTTCATAATATTCCCAATACAAAAACCTTCACCATGCCCACTATCAATAATGAACTCGGTGGATTGATATTTGTCTTTTGAGTAATGTTTAGCGTATGTCTTATCTACATACGAAGCAAACTCCTTGAGGAGTTTGTCTTCGTTGTATTTGTAATTTATCTTACTCATCGTATTCATTATACTCTGAGTCAGCATTTTCTTCAAGGGGGTTTTCAGAATCAGTTTCTAAATGAACACCCTCATCGACTTTAGTGTAGAGGTCAAGAACAGCGTTTCTAGTATCTTCATCGAATCTAGAGATACACATTGTTATTGACTTCAACTTGTCATTGAACATTCTGTAGGCATTGACAATGTGAACAAGTCTTCTAGTAGTAATGACATCATCGATGGCACCCTCGTAGTAAGTCTTTCTGATTATGTCAGCCCAATCGACTAGTTTCTTACAGAAATCTTCATCGACATCACCACTCAATGCCATTTCTTTTTTAAGAATGTTTCTCTCAGTAGTCACTGGAGGATATTCTTGTTGCAT